ACCATTTTCGTTACACGCTGGGTGTCGTTGGCCATTTGTTTCGTCGTTGTGTGGAACTTGGCGAGCTGCCGGCTTATATCGCAGCAGCTGTCCAGCCGTCCTTCCCAAACTTCACGCGAGTAAAACCGCGAGAGGAAAGTCACTCCCAACTCGCCTCGCTGGATAACGTCTATTTCTAGAACGTGTCCCCAGTGTTTCGCGGTTTGACTGTACACTGTAGAGCACACATCGGCGCTCAGACCATCATCACCTCCGTAAATCCCCAAACTATCCCATGCTTCCTGGTCAGGTTTACCCATCCTTCGATAGTTGCAGTAACCAATAAAAGCATTGTCTAGTGAGTTAAAATTGGAGGTGTCAGCATTTCCGGAGGCTCGTGATGTTCCGGTGCTGTATTTCTTCCCCCCGCTAACATACCCCTTGAGGTTGAAGGTTGACTGCCACTGGTCAATCACCTCGTCGTGGTATTGGGGGTGGAATACGTGGAGGAGGAATGCTTTCTCTAATTTCCTTAATTTTTCTTGCATGTTCCCATCGAACCGGCTGTAGTCCGTCATGCCCAAGTTCATTGCATTCTGGGCAATATCAGCTACGCGCCTAGCTATCTCGATGGGTTTCTTTCCGAAAGCATACCACTCTGTTAATTTGAGGATCTTTGATACCGTGTATTGGTAGCGTGAGTAAGCCAACTTATCCTCACCGCACACCGTGGATATTAGCCGCGGGTCATTCGCGTTCCCGTAACATTCTCGTTTCACCATTGGTTTGATGACACGATTTGTCTCCGGTCCGCTCAATGCCGCGTTGTCTAATATCCGTTGTTGCGACGGGCGAGATTGTTTCTCGAACACATCGTCGTTATCAACTGGGTGCTGGTTTGTCGGGAAGTGGCTCAGGAAGTCCTGCATAAAAAGTGCGTCCTGTTTGGTGAGTTCCTTGTCCACCAGTTTTCCCTTCTCCTGGAGCTCTGTCACACGTGCATCGACTGCTCGATGGGCATTGTCGACGGTGACGGCTGGGGAATAAGCTCCGTCATATAACGGGCTCATGAATGGATGCATTCCTGGTTTTGCATCCTGATCGAAGGTCTGGGTCTGGTAAGTTCGTACTGATTGCTGATAACCATAGACGTAGGGGCGTTTTGGGTCCCCAGAGTCTCTGATATACTCTGCGATGAGTGGGGCATCTTCGCTGTTAATTCCATAGGATTTAACAGTCGGGATTATGATCGGGTTCTTTGATAGAGCTCCCACGCTTCGCAGTGTCCCGAGCTGGGTCGTAGTTACCTCTACCGCTTTGTATTCTCCAGCCCGTGCTAGCTGCAACTTCCAGCCTGATTCTTTGTCGCCCATGTGGGTGACAAAGGAGGTGTAGGAGCCAACATTTGGTTCGAAGTATCTCAAAGGGGAGGACTTTAGCACTAGTCGTGCTAACCATGACCACAGTCCTCGGTAATCAGCAATCTGATGAAGGAGAATTAACTGTTTATCAGCAGCGATGAGCATCCTTCGTAGCTTATAGGCCTTGAAGGTCCACCATGTTGATACGCTCACAGCACTCTGTGAGTAATCCCATAATGTGTGTTCATAACTGTCTCCGTCATTGACCGTCATTAGTAGTTTATTATCCTCAAAGGTGTAAAAGTACTCTTCAGTGACTTTAGCAGCGGCTGTTGGGACAAAGGTTTGTAACACAATGTCCCCGTCGTGCCATAGCAGTTCTTCTCTCATGTCCAAGTGCCAGTCACAGTCGACTAGGTACTCTAGATGAGTTGAGTTTGGCTGCGCGTCAGACGGTTCAAACAATACGTCTTCCAGATTGGAATAGGATGATTCATGCTCGAACTCATGGAGGCGCCGGGGTGCTCTTCCACAGAAGATTTTCTTCCCCGCCGCCATTGCCAGGTTCAGAGCCATGACATCACCTACATTTCGCACTGCCGCGGAGTAAGGGTGCCCATTCTGTTTCTTGGGCACCGGCTCCGCTGGCTGTATGTCTGTAAATGCGTCGAGGATCCGAGAGTCCTCGACGGTTGTTCTGTTTGCTCTCCACAGCAACTTTGACGCAAACATCCGTGCACAATCGCACAGCCGCTTTCTGGCGTAGATTGTTATTGCCAAAGTGGTGGTTATAGCTGCTGTCACAATGCCCGCTCGCAGCATGTTCCTACGTGTGTAGGTCACGGCGAACAGGTGGGCTATCCCTGCGACAGAGCTCTTCCATCCGGAGGTCAATTCCTCATGGACGGGCGCTTTTAGAGCTTCAAGCGATGTAAGGATGACTGCGTGGTTCATCCTAG